TATTCCTGAAACGGCCATTTACGATTAACGAATCTAAATTGCCAAAGGAGGGCAACATGAAAAAATTATTCTTAATCGCCGTTTTTATGCTTTTGTTTGTATTTACAAATGCGGCGGCGGAACTTAATAACGTAACATCCGAAGGAGTAGACGGAAATTTAGTTTTTTATGATGCGTCAAAAAATGAGATTATGACTCTTGACGCAACCAATAGAAGGTTAAGTATTCCATCAGGTAGTAGCCTCTATTCATCGGCAACTGGTATTACATTGCGGGGCGTAACTTATACCTTGCCCTCGGCGGATGGTACAAATGGACAGCAATTAACTACCAATGGAAGCGCGACTCTGTCGTGGGCAAGTCCAGGCAGTTCAACCGCGTGGGATGATATTTCTTCACCTGATGCAAATAAAACTCATGCGTTCACGACTTTTACATCTACTTTTACTGGCACATCCACGGCAGCCGATCAATGGAATTTTCAGGGTGTGGGAGCTTTTGGCGATGTTTCTGTTATGCGAGTTGAACAGAAAACCGGCAATCCCACGGATGGAACGGTGCTTGAAGTTGTTGCGGCTGATACGGACGTTGATCCGCTTTTGGTAACAGCAAATAGCATCAATGTTATCAAGGTCAATGGCGCTGGCACCTTGTCGCTTATTGGGAACACTGATTTGACGGGTGATCTTGCGATTACAGGCGGCTTATCTCTTACCGGTTCGTTCTATCAATCAGCCATTGCAGCAGCAGCCACCGGTAACACGGCCTTAACAGTTGATGCGTCAGGAAATGGCACAATAACTATTGGCGGGACTTCTACGGGCAACACAATTTTCCCTGGAGTAGTCGTAGCTAATGGCAATGTTGATATTGGAAATGCGGCTACTGATACACTTTCAATCACTTCCATTATTGATTCCAATGTTACTTTGGATGACGGCGCGACTGATTCTCCATCACTGATTTTTAAAGATGCGACAGATCAAACCGTTACCATTTACAAAGTGGACGGAGGTGATTTAAGCGTTACGCTGGGAGCGGTTACGGGAAGCCTTTATATTCCCTCTGGCAATTTGAAAGTTGGTAATGGTTCCCCTGGCACAGCGGCCATGAATGGCGACGATGCTTACATTAAGGGTCAGCTGGAAGTTGATGGGGCTATCCAGTTTGATGGTGCATTAACGGTAGCAGCGGCAACGACCCTTAGCGATACCGTGGCTATCAATGGCGCTCCGACAATTACCAATGTGGAAGCCTCATACACCACAAACGCCGATGACCAATTTGCTTTTTCCCGTAATCAGGGAACAACCACAAAGCCACTTGTTGCCATTACAACCAGCGCTGCCTCTGATGACGCGGCGGCTCTGGCTATAACCAGCGGTTCTACGGCTGGCGTTGATGCTGCTACAATATCTTACGGCGGTACGGCATCGACTCTTCATCCGACGACAACGGCAGCAGCAAGTACCGTTTTTGATGTTGATGTTGCCAATTCCATGACGGGCCGTGTTCTTTATGGTGATCTTGGTCCTTGGCTGGGAACTTCTGGTCAGGGCGCCATTGAACTTGTTACTGATAGTGCGGCAACCGTTGCAGCCGGTCAACTTTTAAGACTGAATCAACAGGGTTCAGGCCAACACGCGGCAGCTATTGACGGTTCTGTGATTTATATTGCAGACGCGGCAACGGCTCCGGGTGCGGGTACTTCTTACGCTGTAACAATCGCGCCGACAAATATTGCGTCTCTGCATTTAACCAAAGCAGCGCAACTTGATACTACCATGACTGTTACCGGATTAACTACGGCAACAGGCGGTATCACAGCAAACGAAGACGTACTTGTTTCCCTTGATGCCAATGATGAAGAAGTAACAATTCAAAACTCTGCTGCCGATATGGGTGCAAATACGGCCATGTTGGTTGTCAAAGGCACAGCAGGCGCAGGTCAGACAAATGCTTCCTACTTGCTCTCTCTTGACCGCAATGCAGACGGCGATGCACAGGATAATTTCATTGTCATGCGCGACAACGCTTATACCGATGTTAAGTTCAAAGTTGATGCAGATGGAGCAACAACGATTGCCGGACTTCTAACTTTAAACGCTGGCACAACTATCACCGGCGCAACCAACATGACAGCGGCAGTTCTTTCCGGTGCTTCTCCTTTAATTCTTGATGGCAGTACGGCGGATGCAACAAACAGGGTTACAGTAGCAGTTACCGATCCCACAGCGGCCAGAACATTAACCGTTCCAGATGCAACCGGTACGTTAAAGCTGAATTGTACGGCTACACATGATTATGGCGCGGGCGCGGCAGATTGGAATATGACAGGTGCAGAAAGTCAGTGCAGCTTTATTACTGTTTCCAATGCTAACGGTGCTTGTCAGGCTCATCTATCAGCAGCGATATCAGGCCAGGTTTATACTGTTTACAACAATTCCGGCCAGACATTGACGTTGAAAGTCGAAGGTGGAACCGGTGCGACAATCGCAACAGGGAAATATGCCCTTTATGCTGCAGGTGCATCAGACGTATTTGAGGTATTTGAACAACCATAATTAACTTAACTCGGCGGGGGCTTCGGCCTCCGCCATAACCAAGAGGATAAGGATATGGCAACACACCCTAATATAGAATGGCAATCAGTCGTGATGGATATTGACCTTACGGCTGAATATTCCGGTGAGGACATTAACCGAACATCCGCGCTTGTTAACTTAGGATTTGAGGCAAGCGGCGTTATGATATTTGTCCCCACTATTGACAGTGCGACGATCAGCCTCTTAGTCCAGAGGGATGCAGAAATAGACACAGTTCCTGTTCCTCTTCACTGGAAAAAAGTATCTGACGACTCCACAACGGCATGGGTGACAACTGCGGGAACCGGTGGATATATGATTAATATTCCCTTGGGTGGTATTCAGTACTTTAGAATTTTAACCGGCGCAGATCAAACGGCAGACCGGACATTTTACGTTAAAGGAACTTTTTAAAGGGGTGACTGGCGGGGCGCGGTAACGCCCACCGTAAGGGTACGGCTGCCAGCCGATAAGTGCATAACAAAATTTAAGGGAGCAGTCAAATGGAACGAGAAGCTATCAAGGAAGCTGTAAAAGAGGCATTTCAAGAGGAATTAAAGGCGTTCTATATTGACCGCGAAACGCATTACAAACAGCATGAATGGCTAGCCGGAATGATTCAATACTGTGAACAATGTAAGTCCATTGTGCTTAAAACAATCGTTACGGCGATTATTGCAGGGACTCTTGGCTTGTTATGGTTGGGCTTTTCATTAAAAAGTGCGGTGAAATAATATGAAAGAAAGTATCGAGTCATTTATTGAGCGACATGAAGGCCGAAGAAAGAAGCCTTATAAATGTCCGGCGGGAGCTAACACAATCGGTGTTGGTTGGAACATGGACGCTAATCCATTACCAAAACCGATAGCCGAGTATCTGAAGAAGCACGGCGAAATAACCGACGACATGATCAACATTCTTTTAAATATTTCAGTCTCAAACGCTATTAAAGATTGCTTAGATTTATTTCCTACATGGGACAACATAACTCTGAATCGGAGAATGGCGCTTATAGATTTCGTTTTTCAGCTAGGAAAAACAAAGGCCTTAAAATTTCATCATACTATCGCCGCGATAAATACGGGACGCTGGGAAGAAGCGGTGGAGTATATGAGAGAAAGCGTGTGGTTTAAACAAGTTCCTAAACGGGCGCAAGAAGTTACTGATTTAATTGAGGCCGGATGATGAAAAGTCCTTTGAAATTAATTCTTGAAATACCATATCTTGGTTATGTGATTGTTACCGCAATAGCCGCAGGCATGGCTCTGATGGGAGCGTTGATGTACTACCTTACCGGAGGGCAACCGTGAGCAGTAGATTTTTAACAGAGTTGGACGCGCAACTAAAACCCTATAGTGATAGCGTTTGGGTAATCGAAACGCCGTTGATATACGAATCCGATCTTGTGGGTCTTATCGTAGTACCTAAATGCTTCGAGACCGACTTTGCCAGCGTCCCCAGGGTTCCCATTGCTTATATGGCTTTCGGTGGCAGAGCGCACAGAGAGGCCGTTTTACATGATGCAATGTACTGCAAAGATTTTCCCGAAAATATATCATTTAGCATGGCTAATAAAGTGTTTTTAGAGGCTATGATGTTGAGAGGTAAGGGTT